CATGTGATATAATATAGCCATGAAAACCGTTAAAACAGTCAAGTGTAAACTCCAAGTTAATACCGAACAAGCCAATATCCTCCTGGAAACCTTGGGGCGATTTGCTGCTGCTTGCAATGACATTCTACAAGTTTCGTTGGACAACAAAACAACTAACAAAGTGAAATTGCAACATCTTTGCTACCACGCTATTAAGGAAAAGTACGGCCTCCACGCTAACCTTGTTATCCGTGCTATTGCCCGGGTCGCCGAAGCAGCCAAAAAGAAGCGTAAACAATCCAAGCCCAGGGAGTTCAAGCCCACCGGTATGAGCCTCGACGCCCGCACCTTCTCTTTTATCGAGAAACGGGAAGAGGTTTCTATTGCCACCATAAACGGCAGGCTCAAACTTAAACTTGACATCGGCAACTTCCAACGTGGTCTTCTCGCCGGACAGAAGCTTACTGCGGCTACACTCTGCTACAACCGTAGAACCAAAGAGTTCTATATCCATATCGTGGTCAACCGTGAAGTTCCCTTCCCACCCAAAGACGGTAACATTATTAGCGTTGACCGTGGCATCTACAACATCGCCACCACCTCCAACGGTCTGAAATTCTCCGGACGGCAAGCCATGCACGTCCGGAAGCATTACTCCAAACTGCGGCAGTCTCTGCAAGCCAAAGGCACGACCGGAGCAAAATACCTCCTGAAACGGCTGTCGGGCAAAGAGCGGAGATGGATGGCCGACCTCAACCACAGGATCAGCAAGGCGATTGTTCAGTCCTGTAAACCCGGAGATGTCAACGTGATGGAAAACCTGAAACACATCCGCGACCGTATCCGGGTAGCTAGGAAGCAACGGCAAATCCAGCACTCTTGGGCGTTCGGGCAACTCGGTAGCTTTATCGAATACAAAGCCGCCGAACGTGGTATCGCCGTGGTCTATGTTGATCCCCGACATACCAGCCAGAAATGCCCTGTTTGTGGTCACATCTCCCGAAACAATCGCCATAAGCATCTTTTCCGTTGCTCCTCCTGTGGTTATGTCGCTAACGCCGACCTCAATGCCGCAGTCAATATCCGTCAGGTCTATCTTGAGACGCTGGCGGATGGGCTATCGTCAACTAGCCCTGAAGCATCAGTTGCTTGCGGCTAGGTGCAAGCCCCCGAATTTATTCGGTGGTAGTTGACTTAACATAAATTCCACAACCTTTCTTTAATTTTCTTTTAATCCGCTCATGAATAATACTGCCGTAACCGTGCACCGTCGGCACAGCTGGCCATTCGCCCTTTCCTTTAGCAACCGGCACGTAATAAATAAATCCCTGATAGCTGCAGCGGAAGATAGGACACAATTGCCCGCCGCGTCGCTCAAGCTCTATCGGCTCACCGGGATCTTGCAGTGCTTCCTGGATAACCTCAATAACCCGATGAGCAGGCAGAGAAGCTACTTCTTCTTGAAATCTCTGCACGGCATGGGGCGAAATGTAGTATGGTTGCTTAAAATGTTTCAGCATCGACAGCCACTTCCTCAAACTGCGCTTCGTACGGCCGCTCCCGTTCCAGCCTGTCCCGCACCAGGAATATTATTAAACTTGTTTTACGGAATATTAAATCTAATACTGCACGGTGATCCGCCGATTCCAGTATATCTGTTAAAAATTGTCTGCGGTCATTGCCGATTTCGTACAATGATCCATCCGGGCCTTTCATCATGGTTACTAAGCCATCCGGGACGGTCTTTGCCCATTTTGGCTTTATGCTGGTACAAGCCAGCTTTGGTTTTAGTTTTTCAATAAACTCACCTAGATCGTCAGCACGCTTAGCAGCTGATTTTACCGCACTTTCGATTGTTCCCCACATGTCCGGGGCCACTTTGAATTTCTTCATGTCCCTGGAGCGATATAAAACATAAACCAAAAATGCACCTACAGCAGCATCCTCGTTGCTTGTGTCGAAGTTATAAATCATCTCAAAATCCCTCCATTCGCATTCTTGCCAGGGCATCATGGGTCGCTTCTGATTTTTTTCCTGTGCCGGCACATCTTGACCTTGACCGCCCGCGGACTGCGCCGCTTTAACCGCTGGGCTATTTTTGCCGCTGGCCAGCCCAGCATATAGCCCTTCGTAAGCAGGCTCACCTCCTCGTCCGTCCAGTTTGGCACGCTTTTAAAACGAGTGTGCTTATATACTGCGCTCTTGCTGCGTCCAAGTACCTGCGCTATCTCATAGCCAGTCAAGCGTGAGCTGGCCCGCAGGTCCTGTATCTTTTGCTTCTCTTCCGGTGTCAGCGGCAGGTGGCGGCTCATCGAATTCCACCTCCTGCCCCGGCTTTTCTTCCTCCTGCCTCTCCCGCTTCTGCGCCACAAACAACGCCAGCTCAAAAAGCGGCCTGCCTCGCCAGTCGACGACATTCGCATCCAGCCTTTCCCATCGCCGCAGGCCGCACTCTTTTATGCGGTGCTGGCTGTAGCGGCCTGTGGCAATTTCTTCTTTGGTGAAGTAAACATAAAGAGCTTCTACGGCCTCAAGGACGCTTTTCAGCTTTTCCGGGATAACATGAACTGCCTGGTCTTCCAGCAGCACCGTAAACTTCTCCCGGTCAAGGTTTACCGGCGCTTTAAACGACAGGTGGCGCTGCCCGCTTACTGCCAGACACATCACAAACGGCGGCTCCGGCGGCGCAAGCAAAATATCCTGCCATTTGGAGCGGGACGGGTGGAGAATATACTCCACTGTGGCCAGAATAGAATAGTTCCGCAGTTCGCGCATAGACAGGCAGAAGGCGCACCCGGCGCAGACCGAAGCGCTGCCCTGCCCCCTGGCGTAGGGGTGGTCGGTAAAAGTGTCCTTTATGGCCTTCTTCGTCGGCAACCCCAGCCCGCCGGTCTCGCCGCCGCACAGCCAGCAGGTTTCATCTGGTACAGAGACAAGCGGCGGGTCAACATATTCTATTATCTTGCCGTCCCGTAACTCAATCTGGCCGGTCTTGAGTGCCGCTTGGCGTATAAGCTGGCTTGCCGTTAACATGCTGGCTGCACCTCCAGTTCACAAATATTTTGGCCACAAATTCCCCCACGGTCTGCCCGGCGTCAATGGCTGCTTTTTTGATTTCGCGCCAGACTTCTCTTTCGATGAATAAGCTGGTTTTAATGCGCATACGCCTGTCCTCCTTTCTTTATTTCTTTTTTTCTGCCGCCAGAGGCATAAAAAAAGCAGGAGATTATCCCGCTTTTTCTTATCCTACAATTAACAGCATATGATTGATAACTTTAAACGCCCAGTTCTTATCCGTAGCATATTTTACATTTATCCCTGCTGGAGTAGGACCGTTGTAAAAACTCCCCGAAGGGTATAAATACCGCCTTACCAGTAAAGAGCAAACGTCCTCAATGCTCTCTTTGAAGCTGCCGTAACTTTTTGCGCTGTTATATGGGTCTCCGTCGAAAGCTCTCAGGCCGTACAGGTTCTTTTTATCCTGCGCTATCCTGCTCCTGCCGAAGTCAGATTCATGGCAGGCCAAGGCACATAAAAAAACAGCATTGACACACCATTTTTCTTCTGCTTCTATCCATGTCTTTCCCAGTCCAGCTAGGGGCATATTTTTGACGTACGTATCAAGCATTTCCACATTGCCACCGGAAGGCAAGCGCAAATCCATATTCTGGCTCGGGGAGAGCGGCTTATCTTTGATAATTATTTTCATGTCCGGAAACCAATCAAATTTAAAGCCAAGCCCCCTGATTAAATCAGCACTTCGGCTGTAGGTGCGGCCTTCAATTAGCACGCCGTCCTGGATAAACTGGCCGTTTTTGTAGATTTTAACCGTCATTAGTTTTCGCCTCGCTGGTTTTTTTCTTTAGCTGTTGCAACGCTTCCAGCAGTGCGGGCGGTATGGCCACTCCACAGCGGCCCAAGTTCTCCAGCACAGAAAGTGCCTCGTTGCCCATGTAAAAGTAGATAGCCACATATCTTAGTATTTCCTGCCCTATGGCCCGATCCAGCCAGTATCCTATAGCCACGGGAATGAACAACATGATCTTTTTCGCAATACCGAACATACCAATGTTGCTATCCAGCTTTTTCTCGTGCCATGCGGCTACTACACCAGTTACATAATCAAATATGACAAAAATTACAAGGATCTGTAATACCAAGTCCCAGCCCCCCAACAGCCACGAAAGTCCAGCACCAACAAAAGCAACAAGCCATTTAAGTTGTGTTAATACGTTGTCCATTTTATTCACCTCCTATAAATATACCAGCGCCCTAGGGTTGTGAACGCTCAGGTGCTTCTGCAGTGCTTCCTTGCCGCTTGCTCCCGTAAAATTGTGTATAGCTTTAAAGATACCAACTTGAGCAGAAGTAACTTTAGCCTTCTGCCCCCAAAGGCCCATACAAAAAGCCTCCATGTGGAGGCGTTCCCCTTGCAGCCAGAAGGAAAACTCGTCCGCAAAGTCCTCCTGGCTGGGGATGTGCGGATACTCCCGGCCAGACAGCTTTGAATGCGTCCGCATAACAAAGTCCAGTTCTTTTCCCGTCAGTTTGCTCCATTTCTGCCATAGCGGATCGTCTTTTTTCTCATTCGGCAAGAATCGGAAATGCACATAATGCCCTAATTCATGCCCAAAAATACCGACCTGTGAGCGGAAGTACAATTCTAAGCCCACGTCCGGCAAAATTAAAACGGGAATACGTATAGTCCTAGGCCACTCAAAATGTGGCCTCATGTCATTCGGATGGCCCGTTTTCGGCATATCGCCGGGCAGGAGCAAATGTATCTCCAGGTCAGGGAAGGCTTTATCCGTGTCTATGCCTGCCAGCAGGGGAGCAAAGTAACGGTAATAAAGCATTAAGAAATCTGGTCTACCGAATGTTTTCAATACAACACCCCCAAATAAAAAGAGCCTTGCGGCTCTTGTACTACACTTCTTAAACCTATAGCGAAATGTTTTCTTCCTTCAGTTTCGTAAATATTTTCTCCCAACCACTACCTTTCGAATCAGCCTTAAACTTGACCAACCGAGCCACTAAATCTTCTTCAGTTACGTGATACTCTACAGTTTCTACAGGTACATTTTTAATCGGGTCAACAGCTAAAACGTCACTGCATAAATGATAAGCTAATTTGCCTTCAGGATTTAAATATGCTTTTTCTCTCAGTTGCGGAAATGCTACCCCTTTGTTTTTGGGTATATTGCACTTAAAAGCTATTTCTTGTTCTGCTGTTACCTTTCTGGTGCTCCATTGCGGTTGAGATAATTTAAAACCACTGTACCCATAGAAGGCCGTAAATGCTGATGTACCTGCATTATTAAATCCAATGCGTGCATATAAGCTATTCGTCAATATACGATGCACTGTAACATTTCTGTTATCTTCGTAGGAGGTATGGGTGACATTTCTAAAATGCATCCTTGCAGTAATGCCATTATAATCATAATAGCTAATACAATTTATATTACAGTTGCCGCCAGAGAATCCTATTTCAACCCACCATGTCTCGTTCGCTGCAGGCTGAATATCGACAAATACTTCTGTAGTCGCGGGTATATTAACACTACCTTGTACCTGCGTAATAATTGCACTCCAAAAAGGAAACTTTGTTCGTTCGGGAAACACACTCTGTCCCATTATACGCTCACCTCCGAACCGAATAAGCTAAAACTAAAATTAGCACTTGAGGCATAGACAGTCACTATATCGGTTGCGGCAAGTGTAAGCCCCAAAGTTGCAGCTAAGGTTGAGTTTGCGCCAAGAGACGCATCGTAGTAAACATAGTGCTGGTTCGCTATCACCGCTCCCGCAGGACGCACGGCGACACGGAAAGTGCCGGAAGCTGCCTCTCTGTTGCAGACCATAAGAGAACTGACTACTGCAGCCCTGCTTGCGGGCACGGTGTAAATGTCAGTATTCGTTGCCGCCGCTGGTGCAGATTGACCTAAGACTTTCAATGTTTCAGGCATAAAATCAACCCCCCATCGTCAGGAATTGTCTAGCGTAGTAATGTGCATAATCGGACAAATGCGTATTAAGGTCAGTGTTAATCTCTTCAATGCTTTTTGCAGGCGCCTCCCACCAGTTCGTCTTGCCGGTAATAGCCCGGATCCGGCCAGCAAACCAAGATATGATCTGCCGCAGCGTGCCCGTGTTCGCGGGGCTTGCTAGCGCCTGGTCAAGCGTACGGGAACCTGTCTCGATGGCATTGATATTGCCCTCAATGCGATTATACGAAGTTGTGTCTAATGCGTCTTGTGGTGTCCAGTCTACTTTGGGCGTTATCCACCCGCTCGGTGCTCCGCTCATCCGCTAACACCCCCCGTGCACACTGCCCAGTGCTCCTGGACAATGCGGGTTAACTCTTCATGGTCGGTGTCAAATATTGGTTCGCCCTGTTCGGTCTCCCCTACCTGTACCAATGCCTGGAGTTTCTCGCCACAAGCGCAGGTAATATATGCAAAACTCTCGTTGATTTCCACGCCTATCCCTCCTATACTCCGAATTCCGCGGATAGCAGTTCAAACGCGCCCTGCGCTGTTGCACCGTTGACATATCGCACACGCCAGTAACGGGTGACAATATCCACGGTCAGTTGTCGTGTTTCGCCTGCTGCTACAGCCACGCTGTGGCCCACCGGACTGCGCCAAGTGGTGGCATCCCTGGATTGCTCGATGAACAGCGTCCCGGCCTGGTCGGCGAAAGCGCGGGCCGTAACCCTGTTGCGGCGCGGGGTCGTGGTTATGTCCCTGGTAGTGCCGGTGAACGTCGCGCCAGCGGCAAGCGCAGTGGTGGAATCGGTGTATTGTGTCTGGATAGCTTGAATGTTACCGGTGGTCAGCGTTGAGGCTGTTGTAACGGTAGATACTGTTGATACTGTTCCTATCGTGCCGCCTACCGCTTGCATGGCTATGGCCTGACTGCCTACTATCTGCCCGCGCCCGGCAGTAATCTCCGCCGTCAATTCTGCAATGTCCTGAACGGTTACAGCGTCAATAAACAATGTTGTGCTGCTGGCAGGTGCCGTAGCTAAGTTCCGGGCACGGATTTGGATAAAATACAGTTCGTTTGGGTCGGGAACAAGCCGCGACCGTACCGCGCTCAATGTCCGCACCGCGCTGCTGTCCGCGCCCCGGCTGTGGAAATACACTTCGTCGGGGAATAGTTCTAGCTCCGCAACGGCATAGCTGGCAGTAGTGGTAATTGTTACGCTTGCTGCCGTCCCCGCTGTGCCAGCATTGGCCGAATTATGCTTGCCGGTCGTTGCGGAAGTTCTGTCATACAGCCATTGCGCCAGCATCGTCCCTGCGGCATTAGTAACTTCCAGGTAGAATTCCTGGTTAGCAATGCGCTGGGACAGCATAAAAATATACATGACGCGGAACGGGACAGTATAGGTCAGCAAGCTGCGGATAATGGTTTCCGTGTTGATGGTCGTACCGGTGGCTATGCTCAGCACACTGCCGGAAACTGTTACGGTGTGCCCGCTGCCGGTCTGTACTACCTGCCAGTTGGCAGGGTCAAGCGCACTGCCCGGAAAGTCGTCCCGCCACTTGCGCTGCATAGACGATATGTTCAGCGCCCCGCCATCGCCATGTGCTGGCTCATAGTCGTCCGCCCGCGGGTTAAAATATTGCGGGATTGGTCGTGATTCTGCGTCGAATTTAATGCTTTTTGTGTTGAACGGCACTCTAAACCACCTTCCTTCCGCTCAAATTCCCTTGAAGCGCCCCTGCAAAGTCCAGTGCCTGCCGTACAAGGTAGTAGTGCGGTTTCGCGTCGAAGTCCGGCACTACCACCACATCGCCCAGCGTCAACGCAGGATTGCCGCGCCAGTCCACCTCCACATCCCGGCGCGGGTTGCGGTAGAAGCGCAGCAGGGTATCGGCTATGCGCTGTGCCATAGTAAGCGTCTGCACCAGCGGGTTGCCGGGGAATGTGTATTTCAGCACGCCATGCTCGCGGATGCTGGCAGCGTCCTGGGCTATGGCACGTTCTTTGTTTAGCACTTTCATCGGTCTGGCATTTATCACTAGAATAAACGTCCCTGCCGTCGGGCTGTAAACTGAAACATCGGCGCCCCAAGCATAGTAGGTCGCCGACGTTATCGTCGCTCCTGCCGGCGCGTCCACTAGGCTTGCCACAGCCTCAATGCTTGGCACGTGGTTGTAGTATACCGTCAGGGTCAGCGTCTGGCCTGCGGCGATAGGTACAGGCTCATTGGAACGATGGACTTCCGTCACCACGTCTGGTCTCAGCGGTTGCGTGTCCACCTCGATGTAATTCGCCACCTCGCCCCAGCGCAACGGCTGGCTGCGGGTGAAGAAGCGGTCGGCGGTGATATTCTCAGATGCAACGAGTGCCGGGAACGAAGGCAGCAGGAACGCGCCCTGTCTAGCCAGCGCGGATGGGCCTTCTACCACCACCCTGCCATCTCTATCACAGTACACCTGCCCCAGGCAGGCTTCGGCTATTTTGCGCAATGCTTCGCGGTGGCTCTGCGGATCGAACCAAGCGTAGGGTATGGCGTATCCCTGCAATTCTGTATCTACCAGGTATTCCGCCGCAGCTAGCCCAGCGTCTTGAAGCACCGCCACAGCCAGGTTGTACAGCGTCGTATTTACGGCCACTTGGCTGGCGGAATAGGTGCTGGTACGTAATAGCTCCATCCTGTCCCGCGCCGTAGTCTTGACGTAGCCCTCGCGCTCGTTGGTGTGCCAGTCGCCCGTCCAGAATGTGCCAAGTGGAACCATTTCTCCGGCTTGGTCTATTGTAACGGTTACGGCTGTATCTTCTATGCCCGCCGTGGCGGTCATGTCAGCGTTGGTTGCGAACGTCTGCCGCAGTTGTAGCCGGGCATTGGTCAGATCAGACACTGGCAGGGCGCCGCCGTTTAGAATAGACTGCCAACCCCGCCAGGTAGTACCGCCATCGGTGGATACGTTGGCCTCCATAGTGAACGATGTGCCTGTTGGAACAGATTCCTGCCAGTTGACTAGGATTGACAAAGGCCGCGCTGCGCTGCTGATGTCGTACACGGGGGACACCCTCTGCCCAGTAGGACGGTATATGCGCGTAGGTAGGTGGCCGTCGAAACGCAGTAGATAGGTTGTATTCGCGTCCACAGGCAACGGCGCGTTGCTTGCTACTCCTGCCGCGATCTCCGCGCCCGTCCTATCACGGTTAGAAATACGCGTATCGTCAATCAGCCCGCCCAGCTGTAGAGTGCTATCCGCCCTGCTGCCCAAGTAAGCGTTCTCGCCGAAGACCAGCGATGGTGCTGTCGCGCTCGACGCAACCACCGTGCCGTTGACAAGTAGCGCCACGCCCGCACTCGACCAGCACCACGCTATAGGGTACCAAGTATCCCTTACCCATGCCGTCGCACCTTGGATTTCAACCGTCGCCGTTCCCGTGCCGTACCGCAGGGTCGGCAAGCCGTTAGTGGCAATGAGCACCTGCAAGTTCTGGTTTGCTGCGCCCGCACCGTCGAAGATGAACTGCTCGTTCACACCTGGGGAGCGTAGCAGGCGGACGTACTGCTCCACCGTCCCCGCCGTCGGCGACAGCACCCCCGCCGTGGGGAGGGTCAGGGTTTCGGGGGAGCGAGTGCCGGCAAGAGTCCAGGTGGTGGAATAGAGTTTGCGCTCGATTTGAACACAGTCCACATAGCACGTGCCGTTGTCGATAAGCTCGATAATGAGTCTGTAACTTCCAGCTTCACGATCCTGCGAAAGCACATACAACTGCCATGATCCGTCAAGCGTCAGCGTAGGCCCGTATACTGAACCCGCCCCACCAGAATAATTGTGAAGCCTAGCTCGAACTCTCGCCCCTACGGTTCCCTTCACCCGAAAAGAAGCAGTCTGCAGCTTCACTTCTTGCCATCTGGCAACTTCTTCAAACAACCAACAAATAACACCGGCACTCTTAGTCATTCTGGCTGAGTATGAATCGTCGTATCCATTCGTCGAATCAGCAACAACGGTGTTTCCTGAGTCAACCTGTACTAACCATCCGACTAGACCACTTTTGAATGAGGAATTAGGAGCAAGGTTCGTCGTCCCCTCCTCCACTATCTGCGCTCCTGGAACACCGAACCTGCCCGTCTCGAAGCGGGGCGTACCCGGCGGCACTAGGCTGCCCTCCGAGCGGTACGCATCCGAAGCGCGGCTGAACGCCGGCCCCGGCACGGAAGCCAGCTCAAGCCTGCCGTCCGGCAATGCAACCACGTTGTCCAGCGTCCCGGCGGTTACGTCGTCCTGCACGGTGAAGGAATCCGCAACTCCCAGCCACGCCCGCACCCGTCTATTCGGCTTCAGCAGACCGCGCAAGGGAGAGGCCGGATTACCGGCATCGAAGCGGTGGTCAATGTTCTGCAAGTGCAACTCGAGCTCGTTCGCGCTGATGTTCCCGACCGGCAAAGCGGCCTGGCCGACTTCGCGCTCCTCCAATAGCGAAAGGGAAACGATTTGTTCGCCGTCGTAGGTCTCCTGGATGCTAGTGAAAAATTCCAATATCTTCGCCTGCCGCCCAGGATGCGACCAGCGGCGGATCTCCAATTCCTGCCGCGCCACGTCCACTACAGCAGTAATTTCCTTTGTCCACGCCATGAGCGTATTGCCTGTTACATTTTCGGTATGCAGCAGTGTATTTGCCGCGTCATACAGCCGAATAACGAAATCCACCGGCCATTCACCACGTTTGCTGTCGCTGCTAACCGACAAGCTCCAAATCGGCCTCGCGGCATGGGTGATTGTCAGGGTAGGGAAGGGAGAAACAAACGTACCATCCGCCGCCGCAAGCTGGCTGCCCCACCAGCCCATCTGCGCCGTGGCTGCTTCTGCTGCTGATGGCGCAGGGTGGTATGTGCCGTCTAAGACGGTACTGCCGTCCAGGCTGGCATACTTATAGCTGGCTTCAGCCAGGCCGTCGGCGGTTTGGGCGGGGTAACTCACGTTGGCAAGTTCGTTTGCGGTAACCTGGATAGACTGGTCCACGAAAGGTGCTGTAAAATCCACCGTACAGCGTCCGTACACCCGCCGTTCATCGGCGCGTATTTGTTCTAGGTAAGCGGCAGATACTGGATACACAGCCACCCCTCCTCTCCAAAAGAAAAGAGCCGAATTTTCGGCTCTACGAAGTTATAAATTTGCATAGCTAAATTTGCATGGCTATTCACCATGCGTAGTAAGGCAGTTCTATTCGCTCTTCTCCTCCGCCCGGCTTGCCGTAGACTTTTACAAGGTCTAAACCCAATCCTGTTTCTGATTCAATATCCTTGGCCCAGCTTTCTACTGCCAAACCTATCGTTTTTGCGGCGCGTTTTGTGTCAGCATCAATTTCAGCAAACATAAACATTTCAATAATTACCATAAAAACATTTTTCTCCGCATCCTTATACACGCCAGCAGCCATAATGAGAGGATACCAGCTTGTGGCATATTTGCTGCCCTGAGGGCCGCCACCGTAATTAAGCCACAAGTATTCGGTTAGCTTCTTTGACAGTTCTAAGTCCGCTTCCCATTTGTAGGCAGGTTCACGGGCAGTGTCAGTAGCAACGGGGCCGCCACATCCAACCACAACCACAAGCGATAACACCAAAAAGAAAACTAACGCAAGCTTCACAGGAAACACTCCTTTTCGTGGGAATACTATTATTATATTATTCGCAGCCGGCGTTAGTTATCCCTGCTTATTGCTCAATTAATCCGATGCGCACACCCTGCCAGTACCGTACCCCGCCAACTGTATACCAAGCTGATTCGCTTATATCACCGGTATAAACCGTTATTACTTTTTCTCCACCCTGCGGGTCAGGATAACGTAGCGTATGAAACACCCGTGATTCCAGGTTGTTCAGTATCGCTTCCAACTCAGACCCGGAAATAAGTTCATACTCCAGGGTAACAGCCCGCTTAATGGCAACGATTTCCATTGTCATCCTGCCTGAACTTGTCCGCTCCGCCCGACTAATGCGGTGGATGCCGATGTCCAGCTTGCTTGGGTCAGCTATACGCACGCCGTTAAGCCACACCATATGTTACACCTCCGCCAGCCGTATTACCGACACGCCCAGCCGCTGCCCTTCACGGATTAAGGCAGGCAGGAGAGCACGACCAACCCGCATGGTGTCGAATTCTATTACGGCTTCCTGCCGTTGTCCCTCACGGCCCTGCTCAACACGGGCCACCCGGATGGCGTCGCGCATGGCAGCATAGACTGCCTGGTATATCGTGTCTGCGTCTTGCTGATAGCCCGCCGCTGGATTAAATCTTTCCGGCACTACTGCTTCACCCTGATGCAGGAATGCTAACATGTCCCTGGGAACCAAGTTAATACCTCTCGCAAACCCCGGTACTCCCAAAGAGCGCAACAGCGATTCCTGCCCTGCTTTGGACATCCCCGCGAACGCGGGATTTGCGATAACCGACTGCGCGTGGGGAGATAAACCTGTTGTGGGGATCGTAACAGCAGCAGGAGCAGTAACCGCAGGAGCGGCAGGAATTTTCGGCTGAGGCACCGTAATTTGCAAAGCGTTCTCAATCTCCCGGACCATGCTCCTCAGATTGCCCTCCATCCCTTTCATGCCGTCCAGGAGTTTCTCGATAAGGCTCTTGCCCATAGTGCTCATGCCAGGCAGAAGCGCATTGAGAGGATCAGTAATGTTTTTACCGATATTTTCACCTGCGCCACGCACCAGGTGCGCGTTGTTTTCTACCCCCTGCACCATACCAACGGCAATTCCCTGGCCGAAGTCCATCATCAGGCCGGACGGAGAGGAAATACGGAACAACCGTTTGACAGGGTTAATGAAGTTATTCGTAAAGAAATCGCTTACTCGACTGTTAAGCGTGCCTGCCCAGCTGTTGATGCCATTCCATAAGCCGGCGATAATGTCCGCTCCCCAGGTTCTTGCTTTCGCCGGGATGCCGCGGATATATTCCCACAGAAGTTCAAGCGTTCTTTCGGTATCTGTCCTCAGTGTTCTGGCTCTAGTAACAACTGCTTCTTTGATGTTGTCCCATAACTCCTCGGCTCTGCGCTTAATCGTGTCCCAGGTTCTGCTGATTGTAGTAACAAGTGTATTCCAGTTCTCCTTTATCCAGCCTATAACCGTTTCTACTGGTTTCCAAACAGCGGTTTTAATTGCTTCCCATTTCTCGCCAGCCCAAGTCTTAATTTTGTCCCATGTCTCGACCAGCCAGGTTGAAACTGCACCCCATTTTTCTTTTGTCCAAGCACTGATACTATCCCAGTTAAGCGCTACGGCAATTGCAACAGCAGTAATTGCAGCAATCACCCAACCGATAGGCCCCAAGGCAATAAACCAGGCCGCAGCCATCTTTGCCGCATTCGCCAGGGCCATAATGCCCATCCAAATCCATTTTCCAACAATGATCGCAAATACCGGAATTTGTGCTGCCAAGCTGGCAAGAGCTTGCACTTTTTGCACTAACCAGGCTCCAGCAACTTTAGCGGCATTTATTACAGCCTGTATGCCCAGCCAGGCCCATTTAGCCCCGGCAAGCGCCAATTGACCAATAACTGTAGCACCGTGAGCGATAGCTGCTGCTGCTTTCACTGCCCACGCGCCGGCAACTTTAGCGGCGTTTATTACAGCCGCAGTGCCCAATATGCCGTACTTATAAATGAGTTCTCCCACCTTCACCAGGAGAACGCCGGAAATAATATAGCCGATAGTTTCCAGCACCGGCTTTGCTTTTTCCATCGCCATAGTAACCGCGTCCCATTTCTTGGCCAGTTCATCGAGCGGGCCAACAGCCTGTGCCACCGCGTCTTGCTGTTGCTGTATTTGGCCGGCTACATCAATAGCAGGAACAATCATCTCCGGCAACGCCATCGCAGCAGCTGCCGCTGCGCCTGCGCCTGCCATCTCTTCCTGAAGCGTATGCACCTGGTCAAACGCCATGATATTTTTGCCCGCTGCTTTAGCTGCCTTCTCTGTTGCGTCACCCAGCGCATCCTGTGCGTTGGCCGCCGTCTCACCAGATTTTGTAACGGCCTGTGCCTGCTTCGCCGTCTCCCTTGCGGCCTTGCTTGCAACAGCTATACTGTCAGCATAAGCATAAATGCGCTGAGATACGGCTCTAAACGATGGAATGAGCAACCCTAAAACACCGATAATTGCACCTACCATGCGGATCATAAAAACACTGACAGCAGCTATGCCGCCGCCCGCATCAGCCCAGGCGCGGTAGATGACGTAAGCGGCAAGAGCAACAGCAGCGCCCTTAATCATAAACGGCCCCAGCGCCAGAACTGCGCTCCATATCGCTATAGCAACTTTAATAAACGCCGGGAGAAGCGCACCGGCTATAGCACCGGCAAGGCCGATAACCGCCAGGTGTATTTCCGGCGTGAATGTACGGCTTAAAATATTACGTATTCCTTCAGCTGGTGTTGCTGCCTGCCTTATTTCATCAGCTAGGCCGCCAAATGCTTTACCCAGCCCTTCAACAAGCCCCTTGATATTAAACGCTTCGATAAGATACTGTCCGGTAGCACGTGAAAGCACTCGTATCTGGTCTTTGGCTGTGCTCCAAAGGCCGATCATGGTCTTACTCTGCACTTCCATAGCGCCGCCGAAGTCTTTTGTCATGCCCTGCAGAATAGCGCTAATACCAACAGTGGCCGGAATCATGCGTCGTTCAACCATCTTCATCGCTTCAGGAACGCTAACCCCTATTGCTTCTGCTAAGTACTCCCACGCAGGAATACCAACATCAGTTAACTGTACTGTTAACTCCTCAGCGGCAACCACGCCTCTGGCTCGCATCTGCCCTAAAGCACGAATTACGCGGTCAATTTCGACGGCACCGCCGCCCATCGCAGCCACCGCATCGCCGACGCTGTGCATGATTGGAATCACATCTTCGGCCTGGAAACCAAAAGCCAGCAGCCTACGGCTGGCATCAATTAGTCCCGGCATTTCAAATGGCGTAACAGCGGCAAAGCGGTCCAGTTCCTCCAAAAATGCTCTTGCTTTCTCGCCGCTCTTGAGTAGTGTGGTAAAGGCGATCTCTGTCTGCTCCCACTCGGCGGCCATCTTAACGGCAGCGCCACCGGCGGCAACAGCGGCAGCACCAAGAACAGCTAGCGAAGCGGCAATGACCTCGGATGCTCCAGCAGCAGCATCGGCAGTTTTCTTTAGTTGTTCCCGCGATTTTTCCAGTTCTTTCCTAAACTGCTCTGTTTTAGCCATAAGACGGACAATAAGAGTTCCTGCCGTTGCCAATGTTTACCGCCTCCTTCCTCGTTTTGCCTTCGCCGCAGCACGTTTATGTGCCGCCTCTTCTTCCCTAGCCTCTGCATTGCAAAAAGCTATCCACTCCGTGAATTCCCGCGTGCTCATCCGCTGCTCAAGTTCCGCCACTGTCATGCCCAAATCCCGCGCCAGGCGGAACGTAAATGCCCGCTCCGCCTGCTCAGGATTTCGCTTCGGGTCCTTCAGCCCCAGGACGAAAGGATTTCAATGCCTGCTTTTGGACCTCCTCGGACAACCCCGCAGTGGTCATAATGGCCATTAACACTTTATCAAACGCTGCGGATGATTTTTGGGCAAGTTGCTCCGCCTGCTCTACTGTGACTTTCGGCTCAGCCAGGCAGTGCGCAAGCATGAGGATTTCCATTTTGTCCGGATCGAGTTGTCCGGTAACTAGATCCATCGCTTGCTTGCGGAGTTGCTGCTGCTCGCGCTTCGTTAAACCTTTTACGCGAACGGCTCCACCCCACTCCGCTACCTCTACAACTTCTTCATCTAAGTCCGGCGCGGCCAAGATTTCATCGAACGATAGAAATTTTCTTTCCAACATCATTTAACCTCCCATAATTTGAGTAAGCCCTTTAAGCAAGGCTTCTTCAGGATTTTCTACGATATCTCTCTCCCATAGCCAAAGGATTTTGTAACCACTATGCGTCAGATACGCCTCAAATTTTCTATCCCGATTGGTTCTTTTGGGAAGGTTGTGCCAGTACTCGCCGTTACACTCGATAACCAGATTCTTTTCAGGAACGTAAATATCCGCAATATATCTACCATTGGCAAAAGGAACTTGTGTTTCGTATGCGATTCCTAAAGTATCAAGTACTTGACAAATCGCCCGCTCCAGAGAAGAGGGATTGTTTGCCCCGAATCTTTTTGCGACTTGCTCGATACGTGCCTGTGGAGATAATCCCGCCCACCATTGTTTCGCGGCATTGCTTCGACGTTGGCGTTCGGCAGGATTAGCGAGTGCTTGCCTTGTTGCTTCACTATGCTTTATACGTGCTTCCGGAGACAATTTATCCCAAGTTTGTTTCATAATACTGCCATGTCGTTGACGCTCCGTAGGGTTTGCAAATCGCCGTTGGGTTGCTACGCTTGCTGCTTTGCTCATTTTTTGACGAGCAGCAGGACCAGCAAGTCCGTTCATGCGAGCTTGACGCATAGCGGGGTTGTTCCACTGTTGCTTCATTATACTGCTTTGCCGCTGGCGTTCGGCAGGAATACTCCCTCGCCGCTTCGACGCGTCGCTTAGTCGTTGGCGTACAATGGGATCAGCGAGTGCTTGTTTCGTTGCTTCCGAATGTTTTTGACGAACCACGGGATCGGCAAACGCGCGCCTTGCCGCTTCAGAATGTTTCTGGCGGGCCTCCAGACTTGCAAACCGTTGTCTAGTTCTTTCGCTTCTCTTTTGACGTTCTTCCAAAGAATAATCTTTTCCACGATTTTGCAAGCCTACATATTGCCCCGCACATGTTTTAGAGCAACACCGTATTTGTTTCCCCGATAGTTCCTTACCACACATTGCACATGTCGCCATTTTAACACCCTCCCAAGTGTTGTCTCCCAAAATCCAATTCGCCCAGGCAGAGGGTGGGAGTTGCCCCTTTTCGCTGATCAGGCTATCCTGGGCAATGCTACTACCACTTTTTTTATAAATTGCCATTATTTAGAAACTGCCTCTCGTAATCGCCCCGCTTGCTTGAAGCTCACAGCTAAACGACGCCGCGTCGTCCACGCCAGTCTCTACCTCGTAACTGGTGAGGATGCAAGTTCCGCTGTACCTCGGGTTGCCAGTAGTACTACCAGCCGGGCCATAAACAAATGACACGGCTACCCGCCGGATGCCGTTTAGGTGCGCGTCTACAGTCGAATGATACTTGCCCTCGATGCTTATAGTGGCGTCCTCCAGCCCCGCTAAGTAAGACTTTGCCGTCGCGCTCAGCGCAGTGATTTCCGCTGTCTCAACTTCAAAGGGAAAACTTACTGAAGTGACGTACATGCTAATATCCGTCGGCGTGGTCGGTGCCGCCGCCGTGCCAAGCTGGATTACCGCCCTGCTACCATGGACAAAGCTCATTTGTCATCTACCTCCTGTCTTAGTAGCGGCCAAACGCCGCGAAAAATGTGAAGCTCGGGCCTGTACCTGAAATCGTCCAAGCTGCCCGGATATGCCTGTTAACTGTGCCGGTTACGGCAATCCGCTGCGCATTGTTGCTGGCAGTTACCGCTGTGAACGTGATTAAGTCCACCCAGGTTAATGCATCAACGCTGTGCTGAATGACTGCCGTCAGGCTAGGTGTCGTACCAGAAACAGTCGTTACCTGCAGGTACCCAACACCACCAGCAGTCGTTGCTGTAGTGTTATCCCTGCTTGTCCCGTTACCCGTTGCTGTCCTGGCCGCCAGCGGGTGAAGTATCTGTGCCCGCTCCCGGCCTACGTTTGACTGCGCCTCGGCAGAAATGCTTACCAGGTCGTCCACCGGCGATTCGATCTCGTAACTCGTCTCTACCGCCAACAGTCCGTAGCCAAAAGCGCCGTCAACGTCGCCAGCAGGCAGCCAGTTCCAGACGACAGGAGTACGGCCCCTTAGCGCAGCATGGAGCACCGCATCCGTAGCACCAACGGCGCCGGAAAACAGCCCCTCGGCGCTCAGTGTCGCGTCCTCCAGCCCCGGCATGTATGTCTTTGCTGTTGCGGTAAACGTGGTGCTGTCGTGCGCCTCTACTTCGTGGGAGCTGGATACGCTCTTGAGAAATGCGCTCAGGTCAAAGCCGTTGACATAAACCCTTGCGCCGGAACCGTGTACGAAGCTCATCCGCCATCACCTTCTTTAACCGCCTCAATATACCCTTGATCAACTAACCACGATACCGACTTCTGCGGCAGATCGATTACCACGTCGCCCGGCTCGGCCCGCTTGTCAGGGGGGTAATTAATGCCGACTAAGACTCTGTATTTTGCCAACTGGACCACCTCCTAAATAAAAACACCCTTGTTGAGGGTGTCTGTTTGTAAACAACTTCGATCTTCAGGACGCTACCGCATCATTGCTTTCAGGCACAAGGTATACAACATCAATTTCCTCGGCAATAGCGCCACCAGTGCCTGGGACTAAATATTTGCGACCGTCTGTATTCTTCGCATACCGATACACAACCATCTTCTCCATATCGATCTCCACGCGAAAAACATCCTCAGCGGGTATGCCCATCTGCCTTAGGGCATTTGCAACTTTTTGATAGGATATGGTCTTCACAATTTTGCCTCCCAGTTAAAATGTTTCAACATGCTGCATTTCTAAATACCCATCAAACCCGATGTAAGCCTGCCCGCCGTGCTGGAGAATCACCGGCACCGTAGGATTAGCTCCGCGCAGGACGGCAAACATCACCGTCCCGCTAATAGTCGGATCAGCATCAAATACGTTTTTTGCGGCAAACCAGAAAGCTGTTGCGACACGAGAACTGCGCTCATCCTCCGGCGTTGCTCTTGCCGCCAGAAGCTGGACGTTAATGCGGTATCTCTCTTCGCGCCGGTTGGCCATGCCCAAAGTACGATCCGGCTCTGCCAGCGCATTGATGATGCACGGCAGGTCAGTGATAGCGTCTGCTGGCCCTCCAAAATACACACGTTTAACCGTTGACGTTATCGGTGACGTTATGCTGATCGTCTTTTCCAGTGCGATCAATTTATCCAGAAACAGGTCAAAGTTCATACACTCACGCCCTTTTTTCGAGCTTGATATCGCTTTACGGCTTTCAAGTTGCAGATTCTACAGATTCTCCAGCCATTTTTTGTTCGCCGCGTGTTCCGGTTGTTAACTGGGTGCCCATTTTTGCAGTGCACGAAAAGAATGCCATTTAACCCACGGCGAGCGTTTTCCTTGCGGGTTACAGGCTCAAGGTGTGCTGGGTTTACGCAACTGGTATTCCGACATAAATGATCCAACTCCAACCCTTGTAGCACAGGTCCGTTTACACGCTCATAATACCAGCGGCCAGCATACACCATTTTGCCGTTGACCTTAAACCTCCCATAGCCACCCCGCACTGCCGTGTTTCCCGTCCATTCCCAGCAAGGGCCCAGTTCAGGCCGCACTAAAGGGCCGTCTTTGTTCACCTTGTCCCAAAACCTCTGCTCTGCAGGCCTTCGGATTGTTCCCACCAGTCAACTACCCCCTAACCAGCTCCTCTAACCGCCGCATCGCTGCCTCTTTCAGCCGCGGCAGTTCTTTTTCGACCGCTTCTCTTGCTGCCACCATGTAGCCTTTTCCGCGTGCTCCGAATTGCCGGATCGCTTCCTGGACCTCCAACACCTGCTTGCGCTCTTCCCTGGTAAGCTCCGGCGTGCGCCTCGTCGTCCCTTTCAGCCATCTTGCCACAGCCAACAACGGTGGCGGCTGGCCCGGCGGTCTGCCCTGTTCAATTGACATCGCCCGTGGTTCGGCAATTCGGGTATAAACTCGCGCTTCCATGCTCCGCGAGTAAACCCTGCGTCCGATAGATCGCTCAGCCAAACCAGTACCGCCGGAAATGGCAGTAATAGCTGTTTTTTGCCCCAGCTTTGACGCTTCTGTCAGCATTTCTTTCATCGGTTCACGGGTCAGTTTAGGATCGCCAAGCTTCTGTTTTAGCTCTTCAAAGCCTTCCAGTTCAACCCTGATGGTGTCAGCCATGGCGTATACTCCTAACTGTACTTGATCAGCTTAAAGGAATCAGTCAGCTGCCGGATGATCCGCTGCGCGTCAGGGGATGTCTCGATGGATTCATTTAGCTCCGAAATCCGCCGGGTGGCGCGCGGCGTCTCCAGCCGCAGGATGGCTGTAAGGTGAATAGTCGCCCGCTGGATAGCCAGCGGCACAGCAGGCCAACCGAATTGTGCTGTTACCCGAACGCGGACGTTTGCAGGAAACGTGGTATACATGCCCCACGGTGCCAGCTTGATACGGGTGTACGGTCTTGGCTCCGGCTCTAATGGTGCATTGAGCGGCAATAGCTCGTAGTCGCTTGCGGTTAGCACAGTTGCATAAGTGCCATCTCTGTTAGTATCAATCGTCACCGCGGTCGGCGCAGCAGACATATCTTCCGTCCATAATTCGTTTGTGTCTCTGGTCGAAATGTAAACGCGGCTTACCGGCGAAGCGTCTCTGGTGAAAAACCGCCCAAGCCGGGCGTCCAGGTAGCGGGAAATGGCCGTTAAGTCTACCAATATTTCAGCATCTTCTGCCGTGTCAGTTTTTCCAACTACCGCGCGATATTCCGCAGCTGTTGCGTATGCCGCACTGATGGACATACTACTTCACCTTCTTCCGCTGCACCGCAGGAAGAACCGCCTTCTCCGGTGGCCCAACGGTCGCCGCCTCAATTTTGCCCTTGTTCTCAGCCGGCACGGCGAACCCGGCGGCAATCAGCCGTTCCGCTTCCTCTTTGCTCACTTCAATAACCTGGCCGGGTTCTCTTGTGCCAAGAGGCCCGGCCATGCCAACAACCATTTTAATTCGCATCAGGAATCACTCCTACGCCGGCATAGAATACGGTAGCCCACGCACTATGATAGCACCATAAACGCCGCCTGTAGTCGCTCCGCTTACAGTTACTACTACTCGAACGTACCGCTTGCTGCCAATGTAACCGACTTCCTGCACGGAATTGGTCGTTATAGCAACAAAAGCGCCTTGCAGGTCGCCAGCAGCAACGTCGGTAAAGGTCGTGTTGTCATCGGACTCCTGCAATTTCGGTGTGTGTGTCCCATCGGTAATCGTGCCGGCAACAACATACGCTGCCACGGCATGGAATCCAGCGAGATCAACCCCGGTGCCGTTTGTACTGACCGTTCTGGCAGCTGGCACAAGCGATTGCGCAACACTCAACCTGCTCGAAAGCTCTCTGTTGGGCATTGTTGAAACCTCCTTTTTAAGTTAGGTGCCCGGAGTGTTCCGGGCACCTAGTCAACTAATTTAAACTGCTGGATGCAACAATACTTTGACCGCTTCTGCCAAAACGAGGGTGCCGTCACACCTCTGGTAAGCCCTGAACCCAACCTGGCCGGTCGTGGCGTAAAGCTCGCTCAGGCGCTGGAATATGCGGCCCTGTCTGTCAGCGATCCAGAAGTATGACATATCCCCGAAGGCAATAGACTTCGCATTCGCCCCAATCGTCGGCATGGCCGCAGACACAGCCACAGGACGCCCTAATAGCCGGTCAGGTTGCCCAGCAACTAGTCCAGGCTGCCACAAGTATTGGTTAGTGCTATCCTTCAGCTTGCGGATGGCCTTAACAGTGTCGTCGTTCACCAGCCAGGTAGCCCGGTTGCGGTAAGGCCGCTTCAGGCTGTGGTACAGGTCAATCAGTTCGTCAGCCGCGATTGCAGTCGCGCTCGCAGCCGTCTTACCAATTTGAGCATCCAGAACTACGCCGCGCGGCTTGCCAACACCATCACCCACCACAAATGCATCCTCTTCCTTGACCCCTGCTCGACGGCTAAACTCGCGGGCAGTATAGGTCTCAAGGTCGAAGGCAGCATCCTGCAGCAGCTCCTCGCTGATCTTCATCAATACGGTCAGCTTGTGCGCAGTCAGGAGCTTCTGAGCAAAGGTATCATCAGATTCGGTAAAGCTGGCTTCTTCCGCCGTCCAGTGTGCTACACCGTGAGAGGCCACAACTGGAATCTGGCGATCTGTGGCAGTCGTAATAACCGTGGCCAGCGTCCGCATGACGTTCTCTTCCTGGAGCATTTCGACAATGCGGCGCTCAAATTCTTGAGGAACAAGAAAGCCTCCTGAAGCGTCTGTCCCCACGTTCAACGAACGGTACTCCTCAGCGGTCAGCGCCTGCTTGCCGTGCCGGAACTGCTGCCAGTACGCGGAACGGTATTCCTTCGTCGCCCGCGGGTCGGCGCTCCTGTTTCCGTCATCATCGCCCGGCTGGTACGCTTTTGCCGCAATGGTGCCTTGAGAACGGTTTAGTTCGTCCTCAAGCCTGCGCTGGCGCTCTTCACGCTCGATCTGGCTGCCCAGTTTGTCCACGTCAGCCATAATAGCCTCGTACTGCTGGTTTTCTTCGGCAGTCAGGGCGCGCGTTTCGGCATCGACCCTGTCCAGAAGCTCACGGGCCTGCTTGACCAGCGCAGCCCTTTTTTGTCTTAGTTCTGTAATTTTGTCCATAGTAATGGCACCTCCTTGAATTTTGGGCAACAAAAAACCGCTTTAACAGCGGTCGTGTTGCCGGTGGTTTTTGTTGTTAGCTAGATCGCTTTTTCCGCGATCTCCAAGCGTTTGCGCTTCAAGCTCAGCGTTACCAGATCAGGGTGTCCATCCAGGGACGGCCCTTGGCTAGCTGAACCGTCTGCGCTATGATCAACCGAGTGGCCGGGCTGGTCTCCACCGACCTCGCCGACCGGCTCGGCTGCCTCCTCAAACATTATTCCCGCAGCCATTGCAGACCGCAATGCTACGCTGGTGTCCGGATAAGCAGGATATGCAACAATGCTCACATCATACAGTGCAACCTCAAGCAGTGTCCGTACGGTCTGACCGTTTTCTTTCTCCCAGCGGTCTCGAATAGTGCGGAAGCCAAAAGACATTCCAGTCAAATCGCCGCGCTGCAGGCTCTCTATGGCGTCTTTGCCTGCTGTAGTGTTCGGCGGGTCAATTTCAACGCGCAGCCCTTCTCCATCTTCTTTTAAGCGTGCAGTGCCGCTCTTGGAATTGCCCAGCAGCCACCGCGGGTCATGCTCCAGTAGCGCGCACACATCGGCTTCCTTCAGCGTCTTTTTAAACGCTCCTGGTGCTATAACCTCACGGAATCCACCCAAGTCTTGAGACAGCTTGTTAAAAACGGCAGCATAACCGACAATTTTGGGTTGTTCTCCAGGTTCTACCCGTATTTCCTCAAACGGATAGTCTCTGCGCTCAAACACACGTTGCCAGTTACGCTGTAACTCCGGCGGCTCTTCGTCGAACCGGCGGTACTGTTTTTCCGCTTCGCGGTATACCGCTTCCCTGTCGGCACGCGGGAGGTCTACGCCCCCTCTTGCACCATTGAGTACCGCAACGATAGCGGCCAAAGCGCGAAACACCACGTGCGGCTCACCGTCAATAATATCTGCATACAAAAGTTTATATGCGCCGAAATTTTCCGGGTCCTCATCGTCATACCACATAAAACAACTGCGGTATTTCGCCCAGTCAATATTTTCTTTCTCCGGCCCCCCGGCCCACCTGCGCACACGATCTTCCGCTGCATCAGCATCCCAGGCCTTATCACGCGGGGCCAACGGCCAGTTTTTTGACTTGATAGCAGGCATATTTCCCACTCCTCCTTTTCGCTTAAATTCCTGGCAAGATCACACAAGAGCAGGCGTTATGAGCTGGCGGATTCCGCGGATTCCGGTATAACCTCATCGGTGGTTCGCCCTCCGCGGTGATCTCGCCCATAGCAAAAGCACTGTCAATGCCCACCACTCTGCCGTCCAACGATAGGCAGTACGGGCACGGTTTCGCACCGGCGGCAACCCAGCGCAGCCTTGTAATGCCAAGTGCCTTCATTGCATACCGCGCGAAAACGCCTGCGGCTGCTACTGTCTCCCATTGTGCAATCTTCCCGGGCCGCCGCTCGCGCCATTCGTCAAGCCTTGTTGTAATTGTTGTTTCAGGCTCCTGCTCCCTAGCTAGTGCCAAAAGCTGGCCCTTTGAATCAGCAATATGATCACGGACAAATATATTCGCATAACCCACAGCCTGAATTTCCGACCAATCGTCCGCAAGCTCACCACCAACCTCTTGCACGACATCATCAGCTATTATGGCTGCATAGCTCTGCACAACCGCCCTCACATATGACCCGATTCGTTCGCCTGTCCTCTCATCAGCGTAAAAGCGCTCCACCGCTTGGCCAAATGCGTCAATATCCCGGACGCTTCGCCACAGGTGTGTATTCACCAACTTTTCAATTTCGCTTGCCTCCCACCGCACAAGACGATCCGCCGCGCTAAAAAACGCTGCGTAATACTGCTCCGGCCTTTTGGCTCTAACCGGCAATTTTGGCTTGTCGCGCTTTTCTGATTGCCGCATTGATTTTTCTTCCGCCGGTGGCGCAATCACTGCGCTGGCCGGGACCATGTTAAGCGGCACCATGTAAATTTTGCCCTGACCGTCTGGCAGCGGGTTCATGTTTTCAAGTTCCCGGATGTCATCTGCGCTCATCCAGCCCCACTGCCGTGCTGTAGCATAAGCGCGATAGCGGCTTTCGATGTCGCCGCGCAGGAGGCCGTCAACCAGAAATTCGGCAAAGTATTTATCTCGTTCTGCTGGAAGGAACAAGTCGCGCTTGAAACTTTGTTCCCAGCGCACCAGCCAGGGCCGGATTGTGTGAACAACAAACTGCAAAGCGAACTGCTCCACGCTGGCATAAGTCGCTGCCTTGTCCGTTTCGTTTACCAGGTGCAACGGCACACGAAAAATACGGGCTATTTCGGCAATCTGGAATTTCCGCACATCCAGATATTGCGCGTCCTCAGGCGGGATACCCACCTGCGTCCACTTTAGTCCTTCTTCAAGGATTGCCACTCGATGCGCCCCTGAAAGACCGGAATGCATCGCCTCCCAGTCATGCCGAAGCCGCTCTGCTGCTTCTGAAGTTAATTTGCCGGGATGCTCCAATACGCCGCCGGGACGAGACCCCGACCCAAAGAACCGTGCACCATATTCTTCTGTCGCCAGCGCCAGGCCTATGGCTTCCCGCGCCATGCGGATGGGACTGTAACCAACCGTGCCATCATTGGATAGCCCCCGGACATGCATGATGTTTCGCTGTCGAAGGATAGCTAAAGTACCGTCTGGCAAACTGTATGCATAGCGCAAACCCTGGTTATCACGGTTAACTGTCATCCGGTCAGGACGCAGGGGCCACAAAGCCCGCACTTGCTGCGCACCATCACGCTCAATTTCAGCATAAGCATTGCCCCACAATGCCAGATGCCCCATCAGCGTTTCCCTGAACTCAAAGCTGGTCATTTCCGGGTTAGGCTGGTCGTGCAGGAGCGGGTAAAGATAATGATCAGCAGCCCGTTCCTTGCCGCCGCCCGGCAATCTGCGGTAAACAGGGAGAGGCAAGCTGGCGATTGTCTCCGACAATATTCTTATGCAACTAAAAACCGCCGTGCTCTGCAGGGCGGTTTTTTCGTTTACTGTAACACCCGAGGCGGCCTTGCCGCCGCCCAGGGCTTCTATAAGCCACTTGTCGGGGTTGGCAAGGGTGGAACGTATTTCGATATATTTATTACTGAACGGTATACGAAATCGCAAGCTTGATTCCTCCTTTAACCCAACGTGAGCAACCCTCTGTCTTCATAGACGGACCGCTGCGGTTTTTCATGCAGCATTGCCCGTGCCATGGCATTTATTAGCGCGACGATGCCGTCTATGCGCTCGATACCTTTGTCTTTAACCGGGCGGACATTTTCGTTTTCGTCCATTTTTATCCGGACATTACCAACGTTCCACCGTAAAATCGGATGGCCACCATGAATTAATTTCTTACCCATGACTAACTGTTCGATTTCTTTCATCGGCGGCGACATTGACTTAAGCCCCTGCCGGATTTCTATCATTTTCAACCCTTCGTTTTCCAGATTAATCGCCGTTTGCATGGCGTTCCAAGGATCGAAACCGATTTCCTGAATTTTATATTTATCGCGCAGAGCGATAATTTCTTTTTCGATAAAATTATAATCAATAACGTTGCCGGGCGTGGTTTTTAAGCACCCCTGCTGTACCCATTCAGGATAAGGGACTTTGTCGGTTTTATATCTTTCTTGTACTTTGTCTTCCGGCACCCAATAACACGGAAGAACAATCCATTTTTTGTTTATATCATCCGGCGGAAAGAGTAGGACAAAGGCAGTCATGTCGATTTTGCTTGATAAGTCTAAGCCGCCGTAACATGGTCGGCCATACAATTGCTTCTCGTTAACTTTTTGCTTGCACAAGTCCCAGAAGTCCAAGCCCAGCCAGCCAGAAGTCTTGAGTATCTCCCAGCAGTTCAGCCGCAACCAGCGGAAATTTTTCTCTTTCGCGATATTTCCCTGCGCTCGGACATATTGATCTCTTACCTTCTCCCAGACAACAGTGTGTCCGATAGAAGGATTAACCTTTGCCCAAATTTTTTCATCTCCCCAGGCAGCCCGCCATACGGCATTGTCTTCCCAGTTGTCTTCAACGGGTTCATATTGCCGGCCTGTCCAAATTCTTTTATTTTCACGGTCTAGGCCGTAAATCATAGCATAGAATGTCGGATCAATCTTCATACCAAGCATGATTTCTTCGGCCATTTTATGGACTTCCCAACCAATGCTAGCACGATCCGGATCGTCGCCGGAGGTAGTGATAATAAAAAAGAGCGGTTGCGTCCGTGCATCGCCGCTCCCTTCGGTCATTACGTCAAATAAGCCTCGGTCGGGCTGGGCGTGCAATTCATCAAAAATAACAGCATGAACGTTAAAGCCATGCTTTGAGTACGCCTCCGCCGAAAGCACCTGGTAAAAGGATCTTGTCGGCATGTAGATTAATCGTTTTTGTGATAATACCGGCTTGATGTGTTTCTTGAGAGTTGTGCTTTGATCTACCATCTCCACAGCAACATCAAAAACAATGGATGCCTGTTGCCGGTCAGCAGCACAACCATAAACTTCCGCTGCCCATTCGCCATCGCTGGTTAAACAGTAAAGTGCAATGCCAGCACCTAATTCGGATTTCCCCGATTTTTTTGGTAGCTCAAGATATACTGTATTGTATTGTCGATAACCATTATCCCGCATTGTACCGAAAACATCAGTTAAAGATATTTCTTGCCAGGGCAACAAGGTGAAAGGTACGCCGCGCCATTTCCCTTTCGTGTGTTTGAGCTGCTTGAAGAATGTTATCACCCGGTCTGCTTTGGCTTGGTCGAAATACATTTACTTCACTCCGCTCAGTAAATCCTCCATCGGGTCTTTTCCGTTGTCAGCTTTTACCTCTATGCGCGTCCGTGCCGCAGGCGTTAAACCAAACTCGGAGCATAAGGCACGAAATTGGTCAAGGGACTTCTGCCCTATGCGGACTTCCGGGCGTTCAACATCATTCACGCCGCCGCCCTTGTTCGTGTATTTATACGTCAAACCGTTAAGCCTGATATGCTCCTGACACTCAACATAAACGCCCCAGGAATTGCAGGCGGCAGTAAATGCTTCAAGGTCTGCCTGTGTAAGCAGTCCGAGGCGGTAAAGTTCTGGAGATAGTCGCTCCCACATGATTTTGCCATGAGCGTGTAACCATTCCGGTGGGGCAGGTATCGTTACGACGGGCGTAGGCATGGGTTCATTCTTGCCAAGGTCTTTTTTCTTCGACGGGTTGCCATTTAACACATGTAACGCCGTCGGTTTTGGTGGTCTACCTGTTTTAGCCATAACTCAACACCCCCCCCCTTTTTTTTCTCTGCTCAGGCAATGGAGATTATCCCCTCCGGGCGACTTTCCGGAAAATTCGCGTCAACC